AGCTATTCGACCTCCAATTGCCCGCACCACCAAAAGAAAAGAAGCTACCGGCAAAGATCGCATACACAGGCACATTCCTCGAATTCTGGAAACTCTATCCACCTCGTTTCAATTCAAGCAAATTTCTTGCATTCAAGGCATGGCGAAAGCTGGACGAAGACGAGCAACGGCAAGCGATGGTAGCTGCACCAATCTACGCCAAGAGCGTGCGCGGCCAAGAGGAAAGATTCACCTATCACGCAGCGAGTTGGTTGAATGGGAAATATTTCGAGACGATCGCCGCTCCCGTTGCGCCCTGTCAGACCATCAATATCGATTGGCCGCTCGTTCTGAGAATCTATGCCAAGACCAATAATTGGAATTTGGCCTATGGTCCATCCCCATCCCAGCCTGGATGCAAGGTGCCGACAGAATTGCTGGAGAGGAAGCCATGAGAAAGAACCCGCATCCGCTAATCGTGCAGCGCGCCAGCAAGAAGCGGCGAGATCAGAAAGACTAAGCTTTTGCGGCTGGTAACGCGGCTAAGGCTATCGCCATCCGACGTTGAGTAAAAATAATTCAGAAATCGTACAAATTCCGTCAATCAACCATTGACTAGCGGTTTGGGCCGTGTATGGTGAGGCTACCAGAACGGAGCAAATCAGATGACCAAAGCCCAGATGTTCACCGCAGCCCACAAGCAAGCCCGCATTGAGCATCGCCAGTACGGCGGCGCCTATCGCGATGCTTTCGGCAACGCATTGCGCGGTTTCCACATGGTTGTCGCTGGTTTCCGTGGCGTGCAGATTATCGAGCTGGCGCTGGTGTGGGCGTGACCAAGGAACAAGAAGATCGCATCGTTAGGAATATCAAATACGCTATGATCGTCGTGCTAATACATATGTGGTCTATAGTGTTCGTTGTCGCGGCCTCTTGGCCACGCCGATGATCTAATTTCCCTGCCCGCTTTACGCCCAGCTCCGAAAGGATACTGGGCTTAAGGCGGTACTAGCACACCAAGTGTCACTGAATAGCCAACTGGAGGCGACCATGAAAACCAGCCGGGAGAAAGCCCCGGCACTTCATGGGATCAGAACGGGAGATAGAGATGCAAGACATGATAGAGAAAATCGCTGAATGCATCTGGCAGAGCGAAGCCATTCGAGCCTCTGGCCAGCCACGCCGTGTGGATTGGTCCGATGTCTCCGATGAGGACCGCCGCAAATATCTGTTCACCGCAACCAATGTTTACTATCTTGTGAAGGCTTGATCCCATGCCAGTTCATTGCTCAACCAGCCATCCCATCGTCATCGTCGGTAACGCCGACGACATCCGAGATCTGCTCTGCGGCCCGCCGCAAGCCGATGAGCATGTGAAGCTCTGGCGATGGGACTGCTACCGTGCCGGCAACTATCACTATTGGCCGGAATTTTCCAACCGGATCATTTATGGGGAGAGGGAGCATCATGTCTAATCGGCAGGCCGGAAAGTGGAATGAGCAGGAGAGGCAAGATGATTGTGACCACATCGCCATCGTTTCGATATCCGAAACCGAGTGTGGGTGCATGGATTGTATGCGCGTCTGGGATAAGAAGCCCGGCTTCCAGTCCGACTGGCCGCAATTCGATAGGGGTTGAGCATCATGGGTGAGCATACGCCGACGCCGTGGGCATACAGACCATATCGACATGACGATTGGGGGTGGATTCGCGCCACCATTAAAGTTGATGGGGTTTACCCGATAGCGGCAATTGCAAGGGGCTATAGCCGAGACTCATTTGATGAGCATCGCCGCAATGGCACAGACCCATATAAAGCCAACGCCGCCCACATCGTCAAATGCGTAAACGCGCATGAGGAACTTGTTAATCTATTGGGCGAGTGCCTGAGAGACTATAGTCACCGAAACTTCACCGACTGCAATGGAATGTCTGCCAGGATCAGTGACGTTCTTGCCGCCCTTGCATCGATCGGAGAATGAGTATGGCTAAAGTAACCATCAACGTTAAGAGCTTGCCTGAGCGACATCCAATGTCTGAACCTTGGCTGGAATGGTTCCTGGTCGAAATGGCACCGGAAACCGCATGGGGCAAGACAATTGATGTTCTTCTTTATGGTCCTAACATTGGCGTCAGGTCGGGTAGTCTCGGGAACAACGGCGGCAACAAGTACGCCAATATCGCCAGCTTACATGGAAATGCAATCGATATCTGGGGAGTGACGCATTGGGCGAGGATCCCTGATAATTTACCGGAGCCGCCGAAATGACCCCCAGCAACTTCATTCTGAGCCGCATCATAGCGACCGCAGTCGCGAACGCAGAGCTTCACGCCATGCGCATATTGGGCTGTAGCGAGTTCGATGCATATACCAGCGCATTGCGTGTTCTGGAAGAGACGATGGCGATTGCGGAGGGAGAGACGCCTGACATGGTTGAAACGAGGTTTCGAGCCTTAAAATCTGCTTTAGGGGAAGAATAATGACCCTGCGAATTATCATACGGTCCAGCCTGAAATTGGAAGGCAGCAACCATCTTGATGTCACATATCGCACGATTGACTTTGAGGCGCCAGAGGTTGACGATTTTCTTCGTGGTGGCGGGATGAGCCCAGATTCGTTTCTGCTCCGCGAAGTGGTCGGTGTTGAAACGCTTCCGCAAACGAATTGAATAGACACATGCCTAAGAGCTTCCGCACCATGACGCCCATGCAGAAAAAGGATGCGGTCATTGCGAACCTGCAGCGCGAGATCAGGAACCTTGAGCGACAGTTGCGGGAAGTCATCGCGGAGCGGGATGGGTTGGTACAAATGGCCAATAGATTCACAGAACAGAACGGAGACTGACATGCACGGACGTATAGGCGATTGGTGGAAGACGGAAGCGGACATATTCTCGTTGGAGGGGCTGATCTTGTGGCTGAAGAAGCAGCCGGAGGACAAAGTCTATTGCTATGATGACAATACAAAATGTCTTCAAGCACAATACTTCGCTGCCGTCGGCAAGCCAATTGCATGCTTGGGCAATATCTTGGTGACGTTTGAGGGCGAGTATAAGTCGCGTCGCATCCCGGAAACATTCCACGAAATAGCGGTGACAAGCCCATGGACCTTCGGTGCCGCCCTCGCCCGTGCCAGAGCGGTTCAACCATGACCGCCAAGACCAGAGATGAATGAGATGCGGATTTTTGCAGCTTATATCTCGATGGGCATGTTGGGTTATTTCCTAGCATGGGGCCTCACACCTCGCGGCGGGGCGATTGTCTGCACGGAAAGCGGTAAAATGAATATTTCAATCGCGCATATCGAAGGCATGGACCCGAAGGTAGTTAGCGATCAGCTTTATTATCTTTGCGATTCTGCCACTATAGGATTTGGTTACAAGAACCCAAGATTTTTTCCGTTATCTGGACGGGCACGGCCATGAAATACGAATGGGGCACAAAGCAATCACGCGAAACCATCGGACTGATCAGCGTGGTGCTGGCCATGTCCGCATCCGTCGCCGTGCTTGGTCTCGGCAGCTATCTTAAGATCCTGGAGTATTTGAGATGACCAACCAAACCGAACGTGAAGCGCTGAAGCCATGCCCGTTCTGCGGCTATGATGCCATGATCAGCGGTAACCCGAAACACAAAGTTGAGCCTGCAATTAACGTGCATTGCAGTCATTGTGATGTAGAGGGCTGGTGGTTCTATGGAAAGGACTGCGCGGCTCGTGCCTATATGCACTGGAACACCCGCATCGTCCCGCCGGCAGCCGGGAGCGAGGCGCTGCGGACCATGGTCACGGTTACCGCGAAATATTTGGATGATTTAGAAAGCGAAATGCTTGCGGGTAACGCTGACACGCCATCGCAGGTAGCCGAGAAACTGCGCGCCGCCCTCTCCTCTGCACAGAGCGAGACCGGAGGGGAGGTTTCGGACCCACAACCTGAGACGGCCTCCAATGTGCGGGAGTTACAGATTCGCACTGATCTTCGTAGACTAGCTATCCAGCAGCATGAGCGGTTAGTGGCAGGCGGATGCTTCCAGAGAAGCGGCAAATCGTGTGCCGTCTGCCATGGCGAGTGGGACGATGGCAAGCCAGAGCTTCACGCTTTGACGTGCACCGCCGTTCCATTCCCGCCTACCGAATCCCAAACCAAGATTATCGACCCTATCGAAAGCGTTGGGCTCAAGGGCGCACAACAGCAAGCAAGGCATGATCATAAGTCGATGTTGTCCACCGAATCCCCCGCCGACCAAGGCCCGGATACTTTGGGAGAGCGGAAGTGAGCATAGAATGGATCAGGAGGAACTACGGCGTTCCAGCGAAGTGCGGCGGTCGCGTCGAATACACAGGCGAGACCAAACCTCAGCTTGGAACGATCTGCGGCGCAAACGGAGGTCATCTCAGCATTCGACTTGATGGTATTGGCCACACCATGCCGTTTCATCCGACATGGGAGCTTCGGTATCTCGACGATCCAGATCCCAAGTCTGTCCAACCGATTTCCGACGACGACATCCCGTTCTAACACAGCAAGATAAGGGGTTTTGAGATGACCGAAAACACTGGCGGTAGTGAGATCGGCAACATGACCGAGAAAGAAATTCCCGGCGAACTGGAATATTTTGAGGGCCGGCTGTGCAAGGTTGTCGACGCCCGCCGTTCCGGATGGTGGCGCTTCAATGAACATTACGACCGCAACGGTTATTGCGACAACCCGGCGCGAGGATACTGATATGTTATCCCAGTCGACACGGGATATGAGTGCGGATACGCACAAAGACCTGAAGGTGAAGCTTGAAACGTTCACCAAGTCAGAATTGATCGGCGCGCTAATGCGCGTGGCTGAGCTTTCCGCGCTGAAGGCTGGGGGGTGGGGCGTGAGTGAAATGAAATTCGCGAGAAAACTTTGCAGCGCTGAACGTGATCGGATGACAGCGGCAGAAATCTGCATCGATGAATTGTTGACGATCATGGACCGGCACGGGGCGAGCGGCAGCTACCTTCATTCGGCTCTCACGGAACTGTCGTCGGATTTGAATAACGCCATGCTGGCCGCCGATGGACTGGCGGTCCGTCGAGAGCGTCTGAGCCGCGTCCGGCGGGCGCTCACAGATGCCTTCCCCATGACCGACGACGACTTGGCGGCCACAGCCCTCCCACCGGCAGAGCGAAAGGACCAGACATGAGCGACGAATCGTATCTCAGCATGCTCGGGTGGATCGGAACTACGATTGGAGGATTTCTTTTGGGAGCATCGATCTCCGGCGCCGATCACACAATTGCAGCCGCCCTGTTTTATGTTGTTGCGGTGATTGCCTTCGCTGCACGAACAGTACTCTCGCGCCCCGCCCTCACCACAGGAGAGCGCCAGTGAGTGACCGGGCGCAATGGAAGGTCCACACTTCATCTCTCCTGCAAGAGATATTGAACAATCCAGGTACTGAAATTCTGACGCAGCCACTCCGGATTTTTGGTCATCTGCTTGCAGCGGTTGCGGAGCGAGCGGCGGAAATCGACGATCCGGAATTGAACATATTGATGCTGCGGCTCACTCTTTACGAGCAGGCCGATCCGGAAAAGTTCAGTGCTCAGCAAATTTCGGCGGAATTTTCCAACCAAGAAAAACGGGTGCCGCGCACCCCAGCCGTCCCCTCGCAGGAAGGTAAGCGGAGATGAGCGAATGTGTTATTCTATTCCGGAACACCTCAAACCAGCGCGTCGGCTTCGTTACCGAGAATGATTGCGAAAATATCGCCGTGTTTTCCGATCGCGATGAGGCGATTAAAGCAGCTTTCAACGTTCCGATTTTGCAGGTGTACCCTTGGCAATTAGTGGAACTAGACGAGATATGATCTTCAATTGGAAAACCATCAATACCATCGCCGATTTTCTGGCCTATCCTGAAAATACGTTACAAGAAGTACGGCGGATAGTGGCGATGCTCGTGTTCGGCTGGTTGGCGATAGCAGTCGGGCATTGGACTGGCGTCCCCGTCTCAGTCGGTTTCGTTCTCGGCTACGCATGTGGCGCGCTTACGGTTTATGGTAGCATGAGGATGAAATGAAGAAATCCAAGAAGTCCGCCGACTACGCGCCCGGCAGCATGGGGCGCCATGAGGCATTGCATATGGCGCAATTTCTCGAAAGCGCGATTGACAATGAGCTTGTGCAGCATCCAGCCATCTTGAAACATGAGAAATGGCTTAAATTGGCTGTGCGTGCCGCAGATGCATTGGCCGAGCTACATCAGGCCATCGGCAAGAAGCATTTGAGATGAGTGATATTTCCGATCTATCGAAGGCCATCGCAGCTTGCATTGAGGCCAAGCAAGGCAACCGAGAATTTGCATTGTTTTATTTTGACGATGGCTGGCGGGCCGAGATAGGCAATGGCATCCATATCATCTTGGGTGAGGCGTGTGCTGAGCTTTCATTCGACCATGCCAACGCGATTGATGCAGTGAATGGGCTTCTCATGAAAATACGGGATGACAATAAGAGGAACCGATAATGGCAATTGATATCCAAAAATCTGATACGGAGCGATCAATCCAACACGATCCCAATATGGATTGGCCGGAATCGGTCCACATCCAACTTTGCTGGCGTGGCAACAATGGCAGCATCTTGACCTCAACCGAATCAATATCGGCAGATCAGTTTTTCGGTAGAGGGGCGTATGGGGCTCCATTGTCAGGAGAATACCTGATACAAGCCATCGAACGTATGCGTCGGGCCGGCCCTCCTCGAAAGACTATCCCATGAGCAGTATCACCACCCTCAATCAGATCGCCGAAGATGGCTCCAGGGTCCTCCCCAACCATCGGCATGAAATCTATTCGCAGGAATTGGCCAAGGGCACCTCTTACGATCGGGCCTATATTGCGGCTGGTTATAGGCCGTCCCACGCCAATGCGCATACCCTGAAAGACAAAAAGGACATCCAAGCGCGGGTAAGATACCTGCTTGCTCAGCGTGAACATTTGCACGCGCAATCCACGGCCAAGGCAATCGAGCAGACGGCCCTCACCAAGACATGGGTGATAGAGAATTTGAGAGAGAACGCTCTGAAATGCTTGGGAAAACTGCCGATCAACGTGACTATCGTGGAAGGCGAGGCCCCTATTCAGGAGTTTCAATACCATCCAACGGGCGCCAATCGAGCTTTGGAGCTTTTGGGCAGGGAACTCAACATGTTTATTGAGCGTCATGAGGTCGTCGAGGCGCGGATGTCCAACGATGAACTGGACAAATATCTGGCCGAACAAGCCAAGGCATTTGGACTGCCTGATGACACGATCAAGCTTTTGACATTCAAGATAGATGACGAATCAACGGAGCCGGTGCAATGAGCAAATCAATTGGAATTTTGGCGGTGTTGCTGTCGCTCGTTACGCCAACTCTGGCGGGTGAGGTTGTGGACCCTGAGGCTGGAGGCTATCTTGTTGGCGTCCCCGCTCAGGCTCAAGCGCGCCCAATTCAGGCGCATCCCGAGGATACGTTGTACGGCATTAATTTTGTAACCTCGCCCAACAATACGCTGTGCATGACAGCAAAGGTCACGGGCGCTCGCGAGGTATATATTGATTGGGATTGTGTGAACATCGCGGCGGCGGCATTTGTCGTCGACCCGGACAAGGCAATGCCGCCAGAAAATCAGTGGAACGGACTAGCCGTCATCTTGAAGGCCGTCCACGACGGGACGGCTAAGGAGGTAGTCAGGGCGAAATAAACATCTTGGTCTTGGAACTTTCACAAGACTGATGTATACTCCCCAGATGCAATTCACCGTCCACCATTATCACTACAACACGAGATTGGAGCAACTAGTCATGGCCGTATCCGCCGAAATCCAAACCGCGCTGGATGGCATCCGCCAGACGCAAAGCATCCTCAAATCGCTTGAGGCTGGTCTTGCGGTGCAAACCAAGATGCTGGCTGATCAAGGTGCTCAGATCGCCGATCTTCAGGCCCAAGTAGCCGCCGGCCGCGTGATGAGCGCCGACGACCTCGCTGCCTTGGCCGAAACCAATGCGGATATTGCGTCCGTCAACACCTCGTTACAGGCAGATATCCCCGCCAACACTGGCGCGGCCGGCGCTGGACCCGCCGCCAACCCATAACGCTGGCATTCTCACTCAAGTTGCGCCATAAGAGAATTGCTCTCCTGTCAGGGAGCTTACTCCCAAACTTCAGGCCCTCGCTTCACCATCATGGAGTGAGGGCTTTTCTTTGGTCAATCGTCGGTTGACGTTATGGGTGAGTTGGTTTAGCCTGAAAGTAGGCGTATGAACATGGAGGAAGGAAAGTGATGTCGGCTGAGGATCGCATCCAAATCTTGGGAAAGATCGTGGTCGGATGCGTCAAGACGCTGGACGATAAAGGTTACGACATTCTCCATATCAGTTTTGGGGATGGGAGCGGATTGCTGGTCCGTGAGCAAGGCCAAGCAGGCTATTTCTCGGTCGAAGTATTGAAGCCGAATATCGAATGAACGGCCCCTCGGGCTCTGATTGAATCGAAATAGGAGAAAATCCATGCAACTACCGCACGATGGGGAGGATTATCCGCTTTGGCTTTTGCTCGCGGCAAAGCAAGCGCTCTTTCGTTGTATGGAAGACCCGGAATTAGAAGATGCGAGAGCGGTACTAACCAAGATAGATGATGCTTGGAAATCTCGGTTACAGAATGCTGCTGATATTGGATGATGAATCGCGCCATTCCAAGATCCGACGTTGAGCGCTTCGCCGCCTCGCTAGCCGAGAAGCGCCGCCGCCTCGCCAAGATTGAACACAGCACGCGCGGCTATCGCGATGAGGATGGAGTGTGGCGCGGAGGGCTGCTGAGCTTCGTCAAATATTTCTGGCATGTGTTGGAGCCTGATACGCCATTTACGAGCGGCTGGGTCTTGGAAGCCATCTGCGAGCACCTTGAAGCTGTCACCTTTGGGGAGATCAAGAACCTCCTCGTAAATGTTTTTCCGGGTGCTATGAAAAGTCTTTTGGTCGACGTATTCCTCCCATCCTGGGAGTGGGGACCGATGCAACTTCCCCATCTCAGATACATTGCATTCTCGTATTCCGCTGGATTGACTGAGCGCGATAACGAAAAGTTTCGCGACCTTATGCTCTCTGCGGAATATCAAATGATGTATGGCGAGAAGGTCAAGCTTCGTAAGGTCGGCGCTCGCAAAGTATCAAATGATAAACACGGATGGAAGCTTGCCACTTCTGTTGGTGGCATTGGCACGGGTGAGCGCGCTGATAAACTTTTTCTTGATGACCCGCACAATGTCAAAGAGTCGGAATCAAAAACCGTTATTACGGAAACGGTACGTTGGTTTAGGGAATCAATGTCTGACCGATTAAACAATATCGATGTTGGATCAAAAATCGTCATCATGCAGCGCATCAGTGATGTTGACGTGTCAGCAACCATTATCGACAACGCATTTGACTATGTGCATCTTTCGATCGCGATGGAGTATGTTTGGGATGCGGACGAAAACGGGGACCCATACACTACAAAAATAGGCTGGGTTGATCCGAGGTGGCGGCCAAATCCAGATGATTGTAATGGTGCCTTGGCATGGGAGGAGCGCTTCCCGGATACCGCCGTGCGTGATTTGAAAAAGGAAAAAGGCCCTTATGCATGGGCTTGCAATCCATACGAAGCTCCCGTTCTCATGTCGGACCTTTCTATGCGTCCGATCGGAACCATAAAGAAGGGCGATAAGATCGCCGGCTTCGTTATTGGCAATGATGAAAAGCGTGCCAGATTTTCGGAGGCTGAGGTTCTATCGGTGCATGCATCCGTGCGACCTACTGTTCGGATTACTCTTGAGAGCGGTCATGTAATTCGTTGCACCCCTGAGCATAAATGGTGGACGGGCAGGAATGACACCAGCCACCCTCCCTACATGACGGCTAGAGCGCCGGGCTGTTCTACCGGCCGAAAAAGAGGTGGCAGCACTTTGCGGCGGGTATGTCCACCATCGATCGACATCCCAACTTCGCCAGAGGCAATCAGAGCGGCGGGATGGGTATGTGGATTTTTTGATGGCGAGGGATCAGTTTCGATCATAAGGCGCCGTCAAGCAGATCATTGCGCAAGCCCAATGATAACATTTACACAAGGATGTGGGCGCAATCTGCAGATCTGCGAAAAACTAGAGGCTTCATTGCGGCTGCTAGGTTTTAATTTCGGATTTTCTCAAAAGAAACGTGTCCTTGGATGGGAGCCCGTTAGAAGTTATTGGCTTAAAGCTGAGCCTGCGGACGGTTCCCGTCGCAAGGGCGGTGAGGCCAAGCGCCTTGCCAAGATGACGCTCTACCAAAAGTTTCTTCATGTCATCCAGCCCAACAAATGGCGCGAGCGTATTATTCACGGCGCTATGACAGGCCGTGTATTCTCTACGGACGATAGGGTGATATCCATTGATCCTGATGTTTCTGACACCGTTTATGGGCTCGAAACCACAACTGGAAACTATGTGGTTTGGGGTCTTGCCTCATCTAATTCGCAGTATCAACAAACTCCCGAAGCTCGGGGCGGTGGCCTGATTAAGCGAGAATGGTGGATGCCGGGTGAGGTCTACATGACCAATGATGGGCAAAAATTTCCACCATTCGAGTACATCGTGGCTAGTTTGGACGGCGCCTACACCGAGGAAGAAAAAAACGATCCATCGGCCTTAACGGTTTGGGGTATATTTCAAAATGAAAACGGCTATAATCGAGCGATGCTCATTCATGCTTGGGAAAAGCGCCTAGAGTTCTCTGGGCCGCGAATTGATATCCTGCCAGGCGAGCACGAATCGCTTTACAGGCGCCGATGCATGCCTGATTGGGGGTTAATTGAGTGGGTGGCGGATACATGCAAAAGATTCAAGGTCGATCAATTGCTGATTGAAGCCAAGGCTAGTGGAATATCAGCCGCTCAATCCCTCCGTAATTCTCATGGCCGGGCAGGCTGGGGTATCCAACTTGTAGAGCCGAAGGGAGATAAGCACGCTCGCGGCATGGCGATCGTGCCGACATTCTCCCAAGAGATGATTTACCACCCAGATAGAGAATGGGCTACTGCAGTGATTGATAACTGTGCTAAATTTCCTTATGGGGCCAATGATGATTTGTTCGATTCTACCACCCAAGCCATCAAGCATTTACGCGACAGTGGCCTAATTCGCAGCGATGAGGAGCGTCGAGCCCAAGAATTGGAAGCTGTAAGACACAAGGGGCGACCACCACAAGCCCCTCGATATCCAGGATTTGGCAAGAAATCGGCATAAGGTGCTATATGATTGCACGAAGTGGAATTCGAAACCGCCAATCCTCTTGTGAGGGCAAATCTGCATTCAAGTCTCACCGTATTGCCAAAGAGGCCGCCAATCGCCGCAAGAACCGCGTGGTTTACCGCTGCGATCATTGCTTTCAATGGCATGTCGGGACGCCAGAGCCAAAATTGAAGGTGTTTATGAAGCGAAAGAAGCTGATACAGCTATTTCTACAACCCGAATGGAGGCTGGAATGATTGATATTCTGGATCGTCTCACCACTATGGCCAATCTTCAACCGGGGTCACCTTTTCCGCCAGAGATTGGCGAGAACATCGGGTGGGCTCTGGCTATCTCGGGCCTTTGCCGAGAGGCGGCGGCAGAGATTGAGCGCTTGAGGAAGCCGCCAACGGCCCCGAAATTGGAAGACATGCATTGGGGAAGTGTTTACGCCATGAAGATGGGAGATTGCAAATGACTGATATTGTTGAGGACTTGCGACTAGAGCAAATGGGTGGAGAGCTTGGCATCGGGACACAGAAAATGTTGGAGCGTGCGGCGGTTGAAATCGAGCGATTGCGTGCCGCATTAGCCGTTGCCCAAGAGACCATTAGCCATATCGCGCAAGTAGCGGGCGTAGCCTCCCTTGAAGGACTGACCTTTGCCCAGATCAAGAAGAGAGATCCGAATTGGGAACCCTTGGCCTCTTCCGGCGCGTTCGAACCTTGATTTCGCCCATAAGCCACGCATGTCATCATCAATGACCATTACTTGACTATTGTGCGGAGAAGTACAAATCAAAAAGGATTATTTGGCATGAGCAAACCACGGTTTATCACTGGAAATGGGCCACTTATCACGCCACGCATGATGCCAGCCGGCGGCGACGAGTGCGTGGAACTGCTTGAATCCATGCTTTCCAGCGCCAAAAAGGGCGACATGTCTTGGCTAGTCGTCATTGCAGGCGGCCCCAACGACTACGGCGTGGCCCATGTGGGGAACAACGCGGCCCAGATGAATATGGGCATCGATGTTGCCAAGCAGGAGATCTTGTCGCGGGTGAAGGTGCGATAGGGCTTGCTTTAAATAGTTGGCACCGAAAATAGTTCTTGTGGCGTAGTGTCTCACTATTAGATATATACTGCGTCATGTCTCAAGTAACTGATCTTTTCCACCTTTATAGGCATTTCGACAAATGCGGTAACCTCCTTTATGTAGGTAGGTCTTTGAATGCTATTTTCAGACTAATGCAGCATCTTGGAGCGTCCTCTTGGGCCGCCGACATCGCCTTTATTGAGATAGATAGATTTTCTTCTTTCGAGGAACTGAGAATAGCTGAGAAGGTAGCCATTATCGAAGAAAGACCAATTCATAATTTGACTAAGGTCGCGCTGGCTAAGAGGCCGCGCGTTAAGAGTGCGCGGCCAAGGGGGCGGCCACCCATATTAGATGATAGACCTTGGGATTTAGAGGGTATTTCAAGGAGGACTTGGTATCGCAAAAAATCACAAAATTTCTGCTAAATTATTGATTGAACCCTTTACTTGTGCCAATTTCTGTGCCAATACTTGTGCCATCAACGGACGGAGCAAGCAAATGGCGAACGTCAAGAACTTCTCAGACTTCAACGGAAAGACCACGGAACTCTTTGGCCAGATCAGCGGTATGGACAACGCCAAATTTGCTATCGCCTTTCCGGCCCTCAAGGGCAGCCGTTACGATAGCTTCAGCATGAAGGTGGGCTATGCCGCCGGATCGCGCGAGCCGCTTCCACTGACCCGCTCAGTGACATTCAAATCGTTCCCATCGTGCCATGAATGCAACGCGCGGTGCATTAACGCGACCGGTCGCGTCATGAACTGTGAATGCAAGTGTGGCGGCAAGAACCATGGTCGCGGTGCTTTCAACTGTTCGGTGGCGGCGGCATGAGTCGCGACAGTTACAGAATTGATGAGGGGGATAAACTCTGGCCCCTGATCCAGATCATTAGGAATACGCATTACGACGACCTGACAGAAGGCCGCGTCCAGCAACTTGTCGGGATGATCGATGGCTGGCGGATCACGGATGCTGATGGGCGCAGGATCGAGCGGCCATGACCAAATCTGAGGACAGAGGCAGATTAAAGGCGCTATCGACGCCCCCACGGAAACAGAGAAGATGGATTTACCCCTTTGCAGAATTTGCGGCGATCGGCATCGGTTAGGCGGTTGTCCGCAATCGACTTCTCGCGGTGGCGGACAAGCCCCGTCAGACACGGCCACGTCGTCAACTCGGGGACGAAACTCTACCGCTAAAGAAGCCCCAAAAAAGAGCGTTGAACGATCAAACGATGGACCGCGAGAAGCCAAATCGAATCGACCAAAAACAAGTCTTGAGCTTGATGCGGCTTTTGCCGTGCTTTTGCCCAAGGCCAAGAGTTCTGGCGGCGGCGCTGAGAGAAGCGCATCCCAATATGGCACTTCCGGGCCATCTCGCAACCTCACGAGTATGGGATCAAGTCGTGATGCAAGGAACATCACGCCAGCCGGCGTATTGCCCGGTCCGTCAGAAGCCAAATTGAAGCGCGGTCGACCACCAATCATTGGCGAGCGGCCTTGGCAGGTTGCCGGCATGTCGCGCCGTAGCTGGTATCGCCGGAAGAAAGATGCGATTGCCCGCGCGACGCACGCCGCGATCGATGCTTACCCAAAGGTTGGTTCATGGTTTGTCGAGGAATTGGCCGATGGGTTTGGCGACAAAGCGAAAGGCCGCCAATGAGGCTAACTACCAAAATGCACGATGCCGTTAAATTTTCCGAGGTAGGAAAGTTTCTCAATAGGTTGATTAAGGATGAGGTTGAGCGTGGTGGCGATACGAGAATAGACCCTCGCGGCAACGTTATCCAACTTTTGTGGATTGCATTTATGAGTGGTAGGCCTAAGAGTTCTGACAAGCGGAAGGCTAAGAAATGAGCTTGCCAGAGATTGGCCAACCGCCAAATGAAATTGCGGCGCAGCTCTTGCTAGCCCAACTTCGGATGAAAGCACTAAAGGATGAGGTGAATTCAAGGTTCACCTCGGTTAAGGTTATTGAGCCTGTTTTTATGAAATTTCTTTCTGAGCCACCCGAGGAAAGACCATTGGTCGACCAATTCGAGCACCTTCAAGTGCGTGGTGAGGGTTGTACGGCCGACGAAGCAATTGACGATTGGGTGCATCATTTGGCCAAGACTCCCCAATCTGGGAAGATGATTGTGTGGCGAGTAGAGCCGGAAATTGTATGGGAACGCAACTTTATGACCGGACAAGTCTTGTGGGCGGTGTATGCTAGATTTGCGATTATTCCTTGATGAGCCGCGACCCAAAATCATGCACCCCTGTACATGCCCTAGCCGGGACACTGAATGCAACTGCGTACATCCCCCTTAGGGTTTTTCTGATTTGCGTGCTAATAGGCGCGCTTGGGTACCTCTTTAGGGGATGGTGAGATGGCCACCACGATCACAGAATGCCGCTTCTGCGGGATGTCTCACGGGCTGCGATGCCCCTCGATTAAGGCTATCGAATATTTTGATGATGGCATCACAGTCAAGCGCGTCGAATTCATGACTGTTGCTGATTTTCATCCCACGCCAATTTGGCCGTCTCATCCGATTAATCCGACCTTCGGCGTTACTACGACGTGGGGAAGTGACGTTCGGTTGCCGCAGTGCAATAGTGGCATCTCTTGATGGGCGACGCTTCAGCATACGAGCCAATCAGCGTTCAGATCGTTGATGATGAGAACGAGAATGTCCGCGTCGTTGACGGCAATCTTGAGGTAGACCAGCCCGACGGTGGCGTGGTTGTTCAGTTCAATCCCCAATTGCAAGGCGATAACAAACCAGAAGACCCGAAGGATTTCTACAAGAACCTCGCCGACAAGATTGGTCCAAGTCGGCTGCTCACGATCGCAGCCGAGCTGCACGAGGGCATCACGGCTGACGATCAGTCGAGGGCGGAATCCCTCGCCAATCGTGCCGATGGCATGGATCTTCTGGGCCTCCAGATAGAGAGCCCGAGGGCTGGGGACGGCTCATCTCAAATGGACGGGATGTCTGTCGTCACCAATCCCTTGTTGCTGGACGCTGTTCTAAAGGATTGGGCCAATGCCCAAGCTGAGTTTCTGCCGGCGGAAGGGCCATGCAAGGTTGAGGACTTCGCTACCGATCCCGACCAAAGCCAAGATGCATTGGCCGAAGCCTTCGAGCGGGACATGAATTTCTATCTGACCTCGATTGACACGAAATACGGCCCGGAAACATCCCATATGCTGCTCTGGGGCCGTGGATTCGGCGGTTGCGGTATCAAGAAAGTGTATCTTGATCCATTCAAGCGACGCCCGACCACGGAATGCGTCGATATCAAGGATTTCATCGTTTCCGACGCCACCAAGGATCTGAAGTCCTGCGAGCGAATCACCCATCAGATTTCCATGCGTCAATCCGTCATGAAGCGGATGATGATGCGGGGATTTTACATCGATGTCGCGCTGACACCGCCTACCCCAGAGCCGAATCAGGTCACGGAAAAGATCGCATCCATCCAAGGTGTGCAGTCCAGCAAATCCCGCCCCGAGGACCAGCCCTATACGCTTTGGGAAGTGCAATGCGAATTGGACTTGGATGAGTTCGCGCCCGCTGAATACAAGGGCAATGGGATACCTCTGCCGTACCTTGTCACGATGGACAAGGACACGATGCAGATTTTGGCTGTTCGGAGGGACTGGAAGCCGGAGGATGAGGAGTGCGAGCGTAAGCGGATGTACGTCAAGTACCCTTACGTTCCCGGTCCCGGCTTCTACGGAACGGGACTACTCAACATTCTCGGAAACTCGACGGCAGCAATGACGGCCGCATGGCGGATATCGTTGGATGCAGCCATGCTGGCGGCCTTCCCGGCCTTCTTGATTGCGAAGCTAGCGGGGAGGCAGAATAGCAGCGATTTGATCCTTCAACCCGGTACGGGCACGCCTATTGAGACCAACAACATGCCCATCGGCGATGTCGTGGCTCAGCTTCCATACCGGGAGGCAGGCCCTGGCATGATGGCGCTGATTGAGAAGATCACCGAGCAATGCAAGCAGGCCGGGGCTTCGGCCGAGGTCCCCTTGGGTGAAGGCGTCAAGGATATCCCGGTTGGGACGATGTTGGCCCATATCGAAACGTCCACCAAACTGATGGCCGCGACGCACAAGCTTGGACACATGGCCCAGGATGAGGAGTTGGGCCTGATCGCGGATTTGTTCCGGGAGAACCCCGAATCGTTCTGGAAGGGCAACAAGAAGGCCAAGAATTATTGGGATGAGGCCAAGCTGATCGAGGCGCTGGATACCTATACTCTCAGGCCGAAGTCGGATCCGAACGTTCCAAGCCACATTCATCGAGTCATGCGGGCTGTAGCTCTGACTGAATTACAGGCTGGCCCCTTGGGTGCATTGATGAATCCATTGGAGACCCTGAAGCGCGTTCTTGCCGCGATGCGGGAGGACCCGAAGGGATTAATCAAGGAAGCTCAGCCAGCGGATTCCAAACCTTCGCCAGAGGAAATAACAGCCCAAGCCAAGCTATTGACGGCGCAGAACCAAGGCAAATCGGTTGAAGTCAAAGCGCAGGAAGCGGCTCAAAAGGCTGAATTGCAGGCCAAGGAACAAGCCGCCACGGTGCAAGACAAAACGATCGATCTCGCCAAGGCGATCGTCACCCATAAGGGCGATCGGGCTAAACAGGCCCATACCGAGAAAATGAACCATGCCAAACACGGTCTTGAGGTTGGGAAGGCCGCGCACCAAGCCGCGCTCGGGACGCATCAGGCCGTTCTCGATACCGCAGAAGCCATGAAACCGCCGAAACCTAAGCCATAGACAAAATCACAAATCAATGCGAAGTAAGCTTTCCTGCGAGGAACAACAATATGGCCCATCCCTACGCCTCTCACCGACAAACCGCCGTTGAACATTCTCGTGTGGGACATATCACCAAGAATTACGCCAAGGGCGGCGCTGTCAAATCCGGCAAGGTCACTCATGGGGCCTCAGCCAAGCGCGAGATGGCTTCCATGGAAGCCGAAGGTGAAAAATCAAAGCACCGGATGGATAAGCCGCATCGCGCCAAGGGTGGGCGTGTCAAGGGCAATGCCAAAACAATCGTCAATGTGATCACAGGAGGTCATCCCGCCGCTGGCGCTATATCGTCACCCCCCCCGATGGGTATTGCTGGGCCGGGCGCAATGCCTCCTCCGATGGCCGCCAAACCATCCATGCCCATGCCGCCGCCGAGTGGCCCGCCTCCTATGCCAATGAGGGCCAAGGGTGGCCGAGTTCACCGGGAAAATGGTGGTGAAGTGGAAGAAACCGCATTACCCCCAAGTCCATTTGAAAGCGTTAAACCGATCAAGGCAATAAAACTTCCCAAGAGGCCATCGCAGGTTCCGCCGAACCGATATGCCAAGGGCGGCCATGTGAAAAAATCAGACGGTGGTGATGTTACGTGGGATGCTGGATCAGGTCGCGGGATGCTGGAAGACCGTAAATATGCTGGCGCTCGTCATCAAACTGGGAATTATACGGGGCCAAATCGCGCATCTGGCGGCCGAGTGAATGCCGGCACCAAGGTATTCGAGGAAAGCAAACGCAGCGGAACCAAGGTCCAGCATAACGATTCCGGCAAGACTGATTTGTGCCCGGAGAACCTTGACCGTGGCAAACCCGTTACCTTCAAGAGCGGCGGTCGCGTTCGCTCGTTCTATGCCCGCAGAACCGAATCCCCCGATGGGGTATCGCCAGCGACGAAAATGCCCGGAGGCTCGGCGACGGGCGAGGCCCGCTTGTTCAAAGAGCACCGTCAGGCACGGAAATAATGGCCTATAATCCATACGGTCAGAAGAGAGATGCTCCAACTCCACAACTGGAGCCCGTTTCCCTTGCTCAGGATGATCACCCAGCCCTCTCCCGGAATATGTTGAGGGATTTGGAGGCCGAGCGCGCCAAGGAATTTGATGGCCTGCTATCCGCGAGGGATTGGGCTGATTTTGAGAAGCGACGCGGCAAGATCCATGGATTGGATGTGGCGATTGTATTTTGCCAAGAGGCGAAAAAGAGAATAGACGCGTAATCGACCTATCCGTTCCATGCAGGAGCGGCAACACGCTGGGATGCACCCATTGACTGCCAAGCGGCTAAAATTGTCCAAAACACCGCACGAACTGCCGATCAGCAGTGAAGTACACGCTGCACTAGCGCAAGCTACAGAACGTTTTGAGAGCAATTTCCGCTCAGTTTATGTCTATCAGGGCGAGCCTGACCCAAGTCACGCGCCCACTGGCGAGCATTATGCCCAGATAATTGTCGGGCGCATGTCCAGCGCCGACGATGCATTGGACGCATGGATAGCACGTGTTGCTGGCCTAATACCACTAACTCCAAAAGATCTGTATTGGCGCGTCAAGCCCGAGATTAATTGCTTCGACGGCAAGAAGAGTGGCTATGCCATCTATTCCCGCTTTCTCATTTCAGACAAACCAAGGAAATTGTGATGGCCCGATCCAATGCTATCGGCAAAATGCGTGAGATAGCCGACGATATCGAATCTGATCCAAAGGTCTTGTTGCTCGCCAAGCTAGGTAATCTCAAAAAGCAGATTGTCTTGCATTCTCAGGTTCTTGTTGCAGGATACATCCGCCCCGGCAAAACCAAGGGAGGTATCTACTTGACCGATAAGGCCGTGGAGGAGGATCGCTTTCAAGGCAACATCGGTATGGTGGTGGCAATGGGCAAAGGGGCATTCAAAGATGACAACATCGCCAAATTTAACGGCGACAAACTGAAAATTGGGGATTGGGTAATGTATCAGCCCGCCGATGGGATTGGGTTATTCATTCGCGAGGTGCCGTGCCGGCTATTCCAGGACACCCGCATCCTGATGAAAGTCTCCGATCCGGAGATTTATTACTGATGTCAGTCTCGATAGCGGGAATATTGCTATCCGACCCAATTCAGATCGGAGCCATAGTCTGGCTGAAATCTGGCGGCCCTCCCATGATGGTCTATCATCTGGAATCCGATCGCGTCTCAGTCGAGTGGTTTGTCTGCGGCGAAATTCGTCGAGATGTGTTTTATAGGGTTTGCCTGCAATTAGAGGAACCAGCCCATGGCTGATCTTGACGACGACGCAATCGAAGTGACGATCCCGCATGAGGGAGACGCTGGGGTCATAACGGAAATCAAGCCCGATCCGCCGCCGGCTAAGAAAGCGGTGGCGGACGATCCGATCAGCGACCTCAAAGGCCAATTCGAAACCCTAAAGGGCACGCTGAATCAGACGACTCAGCGCTTGGCTGGCGCTGAGCGACAGTTGGATGTCAAAGATCAGGAAATTGCTGCCGCTCGTAAGGAAGTGGCTACCAGCCAACTCGATACGGTTTTGACCGGCATTCAGGCGGCGGAAGCCGAAGCCCACGCGGCTGAAGGTGAGTATATCGCGGCTGCTGAGGCTGGCAATTTTGTCGATCAGGCCAAGGCCCAACGGAAGATGGCTGCGGCAGAAAGTCGCATTCAAAGGCTCAAGGAGGCCGAAGGCGACCTGAAAGACCAGTCGGCGACCAAGCTAGTGCGCCAAGAAATCCGTCAGGAGTCGCGGCCTGATCCTGTTGAGGCTCTGGCCTCCACATTGGCTCCACGCGCTGCCGCATGGATTAGGTCACACCCGGATTGCGTCACCGACAAAAAGCTAAATGCCAGAATGATGGCGGCGCATAATTTGGCCGTGGCTGATGATGTTGAGGAAGGTAGCGACGAGTACTTTACCCGGATTGAAGCCGGGATATCGACGAAGGTTGCGCCTAAACAAGAAGAAAAGGACGCGAAACCTCGGGTTCAGATACGGCCAAGCTCGGCCGCAGCCCCGAACGGCAATGCAGGTGGTGGAATGAACGGAGGCGGCATGACGATCGTACTTACGAAGCGAGAGGCCCTGTCGGCGACCGATGGCAGCGTGGTCTGGAACTGGGATGACCCGAAGGGCAAGTTCAAAAAGGGTGATCCCATCGGCCATACTGAATTTGCCAGACGTAAATCCATCATGCAAAGAGAGGGGCACTACGATCGGAGCTTCAACGAACAATGAAACCCGTCCGTGAAGTAGTAACCCGAGAAATCATCGACGATCTGTGGGGCGCGGGATACACCATCCTGCCTCGTAGGCGGCATGCTGACCCGTTCTTTGTTTCTCCTGAAATGATCCCGCAGGGCCGAGCGTATCAATGGATGCACCTCATCCATGACAAGGATATGTATAGTGGACGTGGCTGGGCTGCGGTACCGGCTTCTCGCCATGACGGCTATTTCATGCCAGCCGGATTCATCGGCGATATTGAGGTGAACGGGCTTGGCCTATTTGAGAAGCCAAAATTCGAGGTGGATGCTGAGCGCAAAGAGCAAATTAACGCCGCGTACAAGCTGACCGACGATTGGATGAAGAAGTGGAGCGGTGAGCTATCTGGAGAGAGCGCTCTCTTTGGAGAAGTCAAGATTGGTGAAACCAGCATCAAACTTGGCGATGGTATCTTCGATGTGGAGCAGGCGCAGTATATCGATGGCAAAACTAAAACCATAGAAACAACCACTGCCATCCCTCGCGATATGGTGCCGTACATCGATCAGATATTTGAGGAGCGAGATCGGCTTTCGCGCGAGGCCATAAAGGCCTACGGTATCGATAAAAGCTTGTCAAAATTGCCAACCCTGAGCGCGTTGGTTCTCCCAGCCGCCATCAACAATATCCGCCAGCGAATCATCGAGGAGACCAAAAGTGGCCAAACATCTTGAAATCGACGATGACGAAGAGGTCGTCCAGAAGGCGCCCGAGCGCGACCCAGCCGCACCCTATGGGTACCGGGCCGATGGCGTGACGCCGATTCGCAAGCCGGGGCGTAAGTTGGGCGTTCCCATCAACGTCAGGCCGCCAGAAGCTCAGGCAGGCCCGCCGCTGCGCAGGAATAATCCACGTCCTGCCCCGCGCGCTCCTGATCGGGAATTGGCACGAGAGCCAAGCCGGCAAGCATCCTCCGTTCTGGGGCGTGATGGCGAGATGCTAGAGCGCCGCCGTCCGCAGTCCAATCAGGATATATTCGAACGCGCCCAAGCACCCCATGGGTGGTCCTATCAATGGAATGCCGTCACGGCGATGAACAAGGAGATTGCCGAGATCCATCAGGGCACTATTGTTGATCTATATGAGAACGGATGGAGGCCGGTTCCGGCTTCGCGGCATCCCGGCATCTGGACGGCTCCAGGTTATGACGGGGCGATAATCGTCGGTGGTCAGCGGTTGGAAGAAAGACCGGCGGAATTGACGCGGCAAGCCCTGAAGGAAGATGAAATCCGAGCTAAGGCCCAGCTTCGCGATCAGACTGATTCGCTCAAGCTCACCCAAGCGAACCTGCCCGGCGCCAATGCGGGGCGCGCTCGTAACGTCAGCGGCATCCGGACCACGATTGACAAGTCGCTGGAAGTTCCTCCGGATGACTACGAAATGGAGGCATGATCGGTGGCAAATGTTATGATCTATGTGCCCGGATACGGGCATCAGATATCTGCCGCCACCTTTCAATCCACCCATCGGCTTGTTCCGGTCCTGCATCAAAAGGGACATAGCGTAGCTATCACCACGTCGTCCAGCCCCGATATCGTTGAGGTCCGGAATGTCGCGTTGACCCATTGGTACGATGGCATGAAGGAATCCAGCCATCTGCTGATGATCGACGCGGACATGGGCTTCCCCCCGGAATTGATCGTTGACATGCTGGCGCTGAATGAGCCGTTGGTTGGTGGTATCTATCCCAAGAAAACATTGGAAGTGGAATGGGCAGCCTCCGGATGGGGCAAGCACATGAACGCTGGCGGCAAAGGCCAGTTCATCAAAGTTCGTGGGCTCGGGGCTGGCGTTCTACTGATTCGCCGCGACGCGATCAATCTCATGATTGAGAAGTTGCCCGATATTATCGACACCGCATTGGACAATCCGGCCATTCACCCCGAAGGCCGGATGATACGTGTTTTCGATCCGATCCGGAACGAAAAAGGTCATCGAATGTCGGAAGACATTTCGTTTTGCTATCGCTGGGAATTGTGCGGCGGCACGACTTGGGGTGCTGGCGGATATGAAATCGAACACGTCGGCATGCACTCGTTCAGGGCTTGCTACGCCAAATGGGCGGATGAGAAAGCCAAGACTGAAGTTCAATTGGCGGCCGAATAAGGGAACCAAAGTTCCAAAGCGGGGTTATTGTGGTCCATCAGAGGACCAAGTCATGCTGGCATCGGTCATTACATTTTTGATCTATCTATGCTTGCTCGCGATCGTAATTTACCTCGTGATCTGGGTGTTGCGAGATGTGATCGGCCTGCCAATCCCTGAAAAAGTTATTCAGTTGCTATGGGTAATTGTAGCCCTGATAGCCATTCTATGGCTTGTTCAGATGGTCGCGGGAGGTGGAGGGTCAGCCCTGCATTTTCCCTTCGGACGATGATCCCGAGATTGGAAAATCGCCTAGTATCTGCCGAGGATGCTAAACCCATTGACGGTTCCCATCTTTTATGTGTATAGACGAAATCAGGTTTCTAATTCGGCGAGTGCAATGCGTCGAATGCTTCCTAAGCCGAGACGGATAGCGCCTTTCCGCTCCTTAGATTGACCCGCCCCAGCGTTGGGCGGTTTTCCAAGGCACACAATCCAGCAGAGCTTGCCGGACAGCCTCCACAAACAGGGAGCGGTTCTGGCCATGGCCAACACTCTAGCGACGTTCGGCTTTCGGCATATCGGATTTACGTCCGGGGCCGGTCCAGACTATCAGCTCGCGACGCGGCTGATTTCCTCCGCAAATACCACGAAGATTTACCGTGGCGATCCGGTCAACAAAATTACCGCTACTGGATACATCAAACAAGCCGCAGCGGGAGCAACCCAGCCCCTAGAGGGGATTTTTGATGGGTGCGTTTATATCCCAGTCGGCGGCGGAACGCCTCAATGGTCGCCATTCTGGCCCGGCTCGGCCGCATCTGATGCCACGGCCTACATCATTAATGCGCCAAACGCATTGTTTCTTGCTGCCGCTCTCAGCACGTCTCTAACTAACTCTGCCATTGATTCAAATGTTGATTTCAACATCGGCACCGGATCAATTGTTGGCGGTGGTTTTTCTGGCGCCACAATTGAGCAGACGACATTGGCCGCGACCACAACCCTGCCATTCCAAGTTTACAATCTCTATCAGGGCATAGGAAACGGCTCGGATTCAACGACGCCATTCGGATGGGCGGTCGTTACCTTCAACAACCAGCGATTCAAGACGCAGACGGGATTCCCGTAGTCTGGTGACGGTTATTGAGCAAATTTTCTCCGCTTAGGAAAGATACAATAAATGCCCGTAGCCCTCGCTAGTATCCGATCTGAGCTTCTGCCCGGACTGTTCGATGTCCGTGGCAGCTACGACATGATTCCCAGACAATGGGACAAGGTCTTCAAGACGCACAAATCGGCCATGGCGGTCGAGCGCTCGACTCAAATGGCATTTGTCGCGCTGCCATTCCTCAAAGATGAGGGTGCGGCAACTCAATTCGACAACAATGCCGGCGAGCGCTTCACGTGGGCATTTGTGCATATCGAAGTTGCCCTCGGATACGCGATCACCCGTAAGGCGATCGATGACAATCTGTACAAGGCTCAGTTCAATCCGACCAATCTGAAGCTGCAAGAGGCGTTTGCCCAGTTCAAGGAAATCCAGGGAGCCAACGTTTTCAATCTGGGAAACGTCTACAATTCCAGCCAGATCGGCGACGGCAAGGCTCTGTTCGCTACGGATCATCCGTTCGATGGCGGGACATGGGCGAACACTTCGAGCACGCCGAAGTCACTGAATGAATCGTCCTTGCTGGCGAACATGACCAACGTTCGAACTCAGTTCGTGAACGAGCGCGGTCTTCGTATTCTGTCCCGCGCCCGCAGATTGGTTGTGCCGACTGCACTTGAGGCGGTTGCTATCCGCCTGATGAAGACGGAGCTTCGTCCCGGTACGGCAATGAACGATGTCAACGCCATCCTCACGCTGTCAGGAGGATTGCCGGAAGGCCATTTGGTGATGGACTTCCTGACCAGCAACTTCGCGTGGTTCCTCACCACGAATATTGAGGGCTTCATCCACATGTTGCGCATTCCGTATGAATCGGACATGTGGGTTGACAACGTTACTGACAACTTGCTGGTTAAGGCTTATGAGCGGTACTCATTCGGCTACAACGACCCCCGCGCAGGATGGGGGGAGTTTCCAACCTCTTGATTTTGTTGCATTATTTTCAATACCTGAAATTCAGAAGGAAATGATGCATCGAAAATTGACAACCATCCTGTTTTGTTAAGGTGTAAATCTAACGGTCGTCATGGCCACCGAAGACTAGGGACGGTATCCCTGTTTAAAGAAGGAATGAGTTATGGCGACGCCGGGATACAACACCGCAGGCAACAACGTTTCCGGCCAGTTCGGAATGCCGCTGTATGGCATTGCAGCCATGCTGCCGTTTCGGGGCAATTACTTCTGGGTTGACGAGGTCAACGGAAGCGATGGCAATACCGGAGGTCCGCAGGACCCATTTGCCACGCTCACGCAGGCGTTGAGCAAATGCACCGCGAACAATGACGATGTTGTTTTTGTGGCTGGCACCATCCATCTGACGGTCTCTTTGGCATGGAGCAAGTCCCGCACCCATATGATCGGCCTCAATGGTGGAGGTGCACCTGGACCATCATTGCTGACCGTGTCGAATGTCGCGGCAACCACGGGTGCCTTTAGCCCGCTGGTCAATGTGACTGGGGCCGGGTGTACTTTCCAGAATATTTCGGCCCTTAGCGGCATCGCCCAAGCGGCTGCGCAGGTTTGTTGGGCTGAGGCCGGCGGAAACAACGACTACATTGCATGTTCCTTCAGTCAGGTCGGTAATGCGACGGCTGCGGCACATGCCGGCAATCGCGCGCTCACCTTGGCTAGCGCCAACAATTCATTCAGCCGATGTATCATTGGCGGGGACGCAATCGTTCGCGCCACGGGTACCAACTTTACGATGGAAATGCTGGCCGGGGCCGGGTCTTCCACATTCGTCAGTTGCTATTTTGTGATGTGGTCCAGCGTTGCCGCGTCCGCGCAAATCAATGCGGCTACCGTAACCTGCACTGGCTATTTCATCTTTGATGATTGCCTGTTCATCAACGATATGGGCAACGCTGGCGCGGTGGCGAGCACCCTTCCGCTTACGATCAGTGCCACGGCTGGTGCTGTCTTTGTGCTAGCATCCTCAACTTCCGTGGTTGGTGTTGCTGGCAAGGTGGCTACCACTGGCCAACTCGTGTTCATTACATCGGCGCCAACGGCTGCAAACGGCAACGTAGCGTCCACTACAACCTAAGTATCTCGCGCCGAGAGAAGGAAAACAGAAGATGTCCCGATCGCGTCATGCCAAGGGTGGCCGTGTTGGAATGGTCGTATCCGGCAACCCGGATGTTCTTGAAGAAGCCCACGAGAAGCACAAGAAGGGCGGCCGAGTGAAGAAGGATATGCAGGCCGAAGGCGGCAAGTCCAAGCATCGCATGGATCGGCCGAAAAGGGCGTCCGGTGGTCGCGTCGGATCGGACAAGCAGCCATTTTCGAGTGCTCACAAGGGCGGCTGATGGCAAAGATGACGGCAGGAGCGCGTGATGCGTTACCAGCAAAGGAATTTGCGGGACCGAACCGCAGTTTTCCGATCAATGACCGCCAGAAACGCCATGGCTAGGGCCAGTCAGTTTCATCCGGAGTTGAAGGCCGAAATACGCGCTAAAGTTCACCGCAAGTTTCCTGATATCAAGCTGGACGACTAGCGGTCTGGAGAGAGGACCGCAATGGCACTTATACATGAAGTCGTTTACACAACCACCGGCACCAAGGACTCGGTCAATCTCGATCCATCCATCACGCCGTTCAATGTGAACGTTGCGTTTACGCTGGTCACGGGTCCGGTTTCATATAAATTGCAGTATAGCTTGTCGGATTGTAATATTTCCGACGCTAATGCGATTTGGTTTGACAGCACCGATTTTCCAGCGGCAACCGCTGCAAGCAAAGTGGCACCGATTACCGCACCGGTGACCAGAGTTCGCACCATCATCGCAACTCTCACCGCTGGATCTTTGACCCTGCAAACACTACAGGGCTGGACAACGAATTAGGATGACAAAATGTCTCTTTTTGTAAAATCGCTCAGCGCAACAACGTCAACAGGTCTCGGTGCAGCCATATACGCGGATTCGCCAAAGACTACTGCATCGCTCCAAGTTTCATATACTGGTAATCCAGATGTCGTCACAGTGGTTGTTGAGGCTACGTTGGATGGGGTGCATTGGAAGCCATTTGGCGGTGGCAATGCTGACACAGATGGTGAACTTTATGGCTTTGAAATCCCTCCATTCATTGGGCTTAGAGCCAATCTCACCGTCTTGTCTGGTGGCACGAGCCCTACTGTTACTGCGTGGATCGCGGCGGCTTAAGAGAGGTTCAACATCTCCAGTTCAGGCACCTATGATTTTACACTCACCACTGGCCAGAGTGTTCTAACCGCCTTTCGCCGGGTGCGGGTCTTTGCGCCGTCTCTACGTCAAGAACATATGGTCTCGGCTCGCGAGGAGATGAATCTGCTGTTTGTCGAGTGGTCCAACAAGCAGGTGAACCTTTTCAAGGTGGAATTGATATCCGTCGCGTTGGTTACAACCGTGCCCACCTACACCGTGCCGCTGAGAGTTGTGATGGTCTTGGATGCCTATATCAGTCGAAATTCCGGCACTCAGCAACAGACAAATCTCGTCATCAGCCCGCTTTCTCGTTCCGAGTTCGCGTCATTGGCCAATCCGCAAAACACAGGCCAGCCATCCCAATTCTGGTTCGATCGGTTGATTGCTCCTACGATCACGATGTATCCGGTACCGGACGGCAATGGGCCGTATGTCCTCAATTACTACGCATGTACCCAGATGCAGGACGCCAATCTGCCCGGAGGCGAGACGCCAGATATCCCATATCGATGGTATGATGCTTTTGTGGCCGGTCTCGCCCATCGATTATCCAGAATTTACGCTCCAGAATTGGAGGACAAGAGAGAAAAGAATGCTATGGATGCTTGGAAGATCGCAGCTACGCAGGATACTGAAAACGTAGGTTTGTCGCTCTCGCCAAGCTTGCAGACCTACTACAGGAGATAAGATCGATGGCATGGCGACCTCATCCCAAGCACGCGCGAACCAATCCACGGTCACCCAGGAGTTGGGCAACCGATATGCGCAGCGGCTTTGTCGTGAATACAGAGGATATGCAGGCCCAGAGTGAATGGCGCGGATTCCGCCTGATGCCAACGGGCACGCTGACGATCTCTCGATTTCTCGACAAGCCGCAACGTCAGCTAGGCGCGATCGTCCTGCCTCCTGATCCTGTCGGATTGATGAATGCGAGGCCCGAACAATACCCCGTCGATGAGATTTGGCCCAGGCTTTTACAGCGTGGACAACCGCGCTATTTGCAGCGCTCATCTTGTTCACGATCACTACAGCAATCCGTCTATTTCACCACACAGACGGATTATTGATGGTATTCAACCCGGCCCAGAACCCACTTCTCAATGACTTTCAGGGCGGTCAGATGACCGATCTCCCGCTGTTTCCCGGCGGAACGGTGGATTTGACGGCCTTGTTTGAGGTGGTGTCTCCAGGCAACCAAGCTAACGGCGTAAACTACGCGATCACAGCGGCCAATCTCGCATTGCTCATCGCGGGGGCACTTTATCTGACCCCGACATTCGTTACTTCCGGCGCGTCGTATTCCTCGGTTCGGACTGACACCCGCATTCTGGTCAATAAAACGATCGGGTCCGCTACGTCGATTGTGTTGGGAGACGCGACGCTTTATTCCTTGCCCGTTCTGGTCAAGGACTTGAAGGGCGATGCGGATTCCCATCCAATCACAGTTACCTTTACCGGTGGCCAAAGGCTGGATGGATTGTCGCAGATCGTCATCAATAATCCATTCGGCTACTTCTGGTTTAATCCTCTTGCATCGAGTGCATGGTATGACGCGGCTTATTAGCATATTTGGCTTGTTATTGGCCTTGGGAGGCTCGGCGGCTGCGCAATCGGGCTGCGGTGGGCAATTCGGTGATGGAAAGTTTTGCGGCAACGTCAGTGGTGCCCCGGGCCTTCCGGGGCCAGTCCTCATCCCCGCTGGGGGGACTACTCCTATCGGGGCTCTCACCGTATTGGGCAACCCGACCGGGTCATCCGCGCTCCCTGTTGCAACGTCGGCACCAATTCTCGGAACTTCAATAACGACACCCATTCTTGGTGCATCCGGCCCGCTTACATTCCAAAGCAATGGTTCTGTTCTTGGTGGAAAACTGATTTCAGGCCAATGGGCGCTTGGTGCCAATGCAGCGCCAGCATCTGGACCACTGTTGACCCTGAATCAAAACTCAGCAACGCCGACTGCATTTTCTGGTCTTACGCCAAATTTACATACCGTTTCCGCCAATGGTGTTATCGGCGGGATCTCGGTTGATACTTTTGCAAATCAAAGCATCATTATTGCTAGATTGGCCGGGAATACACAGGCGTCCAAGACGGCAGTTGGCGCTGCTAACACCATTCTAAGCATTGGTGGGCAGGCGTATGATGGCACCACATTTTCATCGGGCACTGCGATCGACTTCAACACGTTCAACGCACAGACTGGGTCCGATCATAGCGGATATATCGCCCTTAGGACTGTTGCAGGAACCACGACCAGCCTTAGCGAAAAAGTCAGATTGAGCGCGGCCGGTGGATTTTCGGTCAGCACAACACCATTGGATGAGCCTGCGGGCGTCATCAATGCCCTCAACGGGTATCGGGTTGGCGATGCGGCCACGTCAGGCAATGTGCTTCGCGGCAATGGAACGAACTTCGTCAGCGCGACGCTTGCTTGTTCCGATTTGTCCGGAGGGTGCCCCATAGTCTCAGGCACCACCAATCAGGTTGCTTTTTATAGTGCTGCAAACGCTCTGAGCGGATCTACATTTGCTTCGCAGGGGACTACCCCGGCGGCTCTGGGTGGGGCGTTGGTTGGCTTCACCGTTCAGCCATTCCCATCGACCAACAATAAAGTTGGCATGGTACTTGGGCAAGGCACCGGAAACGGCGGCTCGCTCACGTTCTTTGCAACAAATGGAACCAGCGCTAGCCCAACGGCCATTATTGCCAATCAGGAGATTGGCATTGTCCAAGCACTTGGATGGACAGGTAGCGCCTTCGGTCCTCCCGGCGGAAATACTGAGGTTACCTTCATTGCTACAGAAGGATGGACGCCAACGGCGAATGGTTCGTCCATTTTATTTCAGGCAACGCCAAACGGATCAAACATCGGCGTTGGCGAAGTCTGCATCGGTGACGGAATCGTATCCGGCATCATTGTTGGTTCTTGTCCGAAGGGTCTTGGGCGAGGCACAGTCAATGCGACCGCTGGCATTTTCGACAATAGCAATCGAGTATTTTCCGCTGGTAACTTGGTTCCCATAGCAACTGGCGTGTCAGGGCTGGGAAGCAATGTCGCGTCGGCTCTGCAAAATACATTGAATGCATCTAGTGGGCTGGTCTCATTCAGCGGCGTCCTGGGCACACCGCAATCAGGCACAGCCACGAACTTGACCGGGACCGCCGCTGGCCTCACGGCTGGCACGGTAACGACCAACGCGAACCTGACTGGAGCGGTGACCTCCGTTGGCAACGCGGCATCGCTGGGATCATTCTCATCGGCCAATCTTTTAACGGCATTGACCGATGAGACCGGGAGTGGCGTGGCTGTGTTCGGTACCAGCCCAATCTTGAACACGGTTGACGCCCGTGGTGTATGGACGGCTGGCGCTACTTGGACGCTCCCCGCGCACACGCTGGGAGGGACTGTTTCGGGTGGTGGCAACCAAATCAACAATGTCATCATCGGGACCACGACGCCCCTCGCGGGCAGTTTCACAACGCTGACGACATCAACATCGGAGACCGTTCCGCTCATAGCCGGCGGCACCGGAGCAGCGTCTACATTGACGATAGAGAGCACGTCAGGTGCAGGCACTACAGATGCGATCCTCTTTAAAACCGGAAGTCAGGTCGAGCGCGGCCGTATAACAAATGGCGGATTCTTCGGAATTGGCTTCACCGGTACGGCCAAGACATTCCTGGATGTTAACGCCAGTAGTGGATCGTCTCCTGCCCTAGTGGTTGCTACTAGTCTCGCACGTATGCAGTCGGCGGATGCTACCGCCGGAGGTCAGGAATGGCTGTCTTACGGTTCCACGACGGGAAATGTGCTTTCCGGGGCTTCCGCCGGTGGCACCTCAGCCTCTCCTACCGCTACGCCGGGTAACACGGCATTATTCAATCTTCGCGGCTACGGCCATAACGGTACGTCGTTTCAATCGGGCGCGATCATTATTATGAAGTCCAATAGCCTTTGGTCTGGCACCAACCAAGCGACCGCGATTGATTTTTACACAACGCCAACAACATCAACGACCGTTACCCTCGGGATGACGTTGCAGCCGAGCGGTGGCCTCGCGATCGGAGGCGGCGGGGGCAATGATCCCGGAATCGGGGGGATTGCTATAACGGGTGCCGTTCAAGCGCGAGGCACGTCCCCAGTCGGGACTACGGGGAGCTGCGTTGCCTCCAGCTTTACTGGAGGTGCCACGGCAGGCAAGTTCGCGGCGGCGGTTTGTGCTGCTGGTACAATCATCTTGTCATCGCTGCCCACGGCACCAAATGGCTACACCTGCAATGCGCAGGATCAGACAACTCCAGCGGATACCTTGAAGCAAACCGCCAATACAGCAACTTCCGCCACTTTCACCGCAACAACCGTTGCCGCCGATGTGGTTGCATTTAGCTGCATGGCTTGGTGATACATGAGCCTGACCTACGCCACATTCACCACCTCTCTAGCTAACTTCTTGGTGGTGCCCGTCGGTGACCCCAACTACATTTCGGCGCTGCCAAACATCATCGATGACGCAGAGCAGATGACGTATCGCGATCTTGACTTGCTCAACACGATATATCGGGATTCGTCAGTGGCATTGGTGGCTGGAAATCGTAACTTCACAGAAGCTACCAGCACGACCAACGGGCCATTCTTGGTAACGCAGGAATTGAATGTCATATCTCCTGCAGGCACCTTCGATCCAGAGTTGGGAACACGCAATCCGCTCCTGCCTTCTACAAAGGAAGTGCTGGATTTTCTTTATCCGAACGCTACGGGCTCTGGCGTGCCGCAATACTTCGCTCCCATCAATCAGAATTCATTCATTGTCGGGCCTTGGCCGGATGCGGCCTACACGGTTGAGGTGGTGGGCACGCAACGTCCTGCGCCACTGTCTGCGTCAAACACGACAACCCTGCTATCGACATACTTCCCGGATGTATTTTTGAATGCGGCACTCGTTATGGGAGCTGGCTTCTTGAAAAACTTTGGTGCCGCAACCGACGATCCGCAATCCGGCGTGTCATGGCAGATAAAGTATGATAGGTCACTGAAGTCCGCCTCAACCGAGGAAGCGAGAAAGAAATTTCAAGCCCAAGGGTGGAGCGAACTGAGCACTGGGCCAGAGGCCACGCCATCGAGGACATAGACAGTTGGCAGACCCAAACACACCAAATGTCGCGCTGCTCATCCCGACGCGCGGGAGCGATGTCGGTACATGGGATGTACCAGTCAACGGCGATTTTTCAGCCATCGACGGCTTTTTCGGTGGCGTACAGACGATCTCAGTAGCGGCATCTCCTGTTACGCTCACTGCTCCCGCTGGCGCGGTAACTCCATCAGGAGGCCCTACGCAGGCTCAGAATGCGGTTCTTAAATTTACCGGAACTGTGACAGCTTCGGTTGTGGTGACGCTGCCATTGCCCGGCTATTACATTATCGACACGTCTGGATTGTCCGTTAGTTCAAGCTTCCCCATCATTCTCCGCGCCGTTTCCGTGGGAGAGGTGATAGGCATGCCATTCGGTTCGGTCAGACACGTTTACAGCGACGGCACAAATGTCAGATTCGTTAATCTGCAGGAAGTCGGGACCTATGTTGACTTCGCTGGATCATCTGTTCCCAGCTGGATTACATCTTGCACCAAGCCTCCATTCTTGAATTGCGATGGATCGGTGTTTAGTGCTGTGACGTATCCATTCTTGGCAGCCTTGATAGGGACGACACTGCCAGATGCGCGAGGGCGCGGACGCGCCGCTCTCAATCAAGGGACCAGCCGCATGACAACAGCGGGTGGTGGAGTGGATGGCAATACCCCCTTAGCTGCTGGGGGTGCTGAGACGAAAAACCTTATTGCCACTCAACTGCCGGGCCTTGCTACTGCTGGCACATCTAACATCACTGTAGATGTCCCGAATAGCGGAGCCGTGCCAGTCGCCATCACTACGCTCGGCTCCAATATTCTTACAAATCCAGGCACGCCCACTAGCGGAGGCGTGGTTTCGCCGTACTCGCCGCCAGGGACGACTTGGACCGGAACTTCGACGCTTTCCAGATCTCAAGTCATTGCCGGCCTTGTTACGGGAACGGGTGCTGGTGGAGCTGGTACTGGGGCCGCAGGACCTTCGGCTGTGGTGCAGCCAACCTACATCGGCGGCATCACCATGATCCGAGCTGCGTGATGTTCGGCAGTGTGCGCCTAGTCCCCGGTGTGAATCTTGAGAAGACGCCAACATTATTGGAAGCTGGATACGCACAAACACAACTAGGGCGGTTCCGTGATGGCCTCTTTCAAAAAATCGGCGGATGGGTGGCGTTCTATCCATTCGCCGTAGCCGGCACCCCTCGCGATCTCCACGCATGGAGCGATCTCAATTCGGTTAATCATTTATTGGTCGGGACGACAACGCAACTTGATGTTATAACAAGTGGGTCCTTGCAGGATATTACCCCACAAACCCTTACGTCCGACTTCACGCCTAATTTCTCAACAGTACTAAATACGCCAACCGTCACGATCGCTGATCCGAACATATCGAACGTCACGGTGAATGATTCGGTGCTGTTCAATACTCCAATATCGATTGGAGGCGTAATTCTCTCCGGTCTTTACCCGACAGTCACCGTGGTTGGCGTGCATTCCTATACGGTGACCGCTGCTACCAATGCGACCTCCACCGTAAACAATGCAGGTGCCGTTCCTGTTTTCACCACGGTTAATGCGAGTGCTGTAGTATCCGTAGCTTTGACTGCTCATGGCGTCACTGCGCTTCCGGCGACTGTCGTCTTTCCAAAATCAACATCGCGAAACGGTGTAACTGTTCAAGGGGCCTATGGCGTTAACACCATCACGAGCGCCAACGCTTTCACGATCACCGCATCTACAACTGCAAATGCAGGTGGTTCATTCTCAATGAACGGCGGCAACGCTGAATTGGTCTATTACATCGCGCTGGGTCCACCGCCTACGGGAGCGGGTTATGGCTTGGGAGGCTACGGTCTTGGCGGGTACGGAACCGGCGTCGTCAATCCGAATCAGATTGGCACAGAAATAACGGCCACTGACTGGACCTCCGACAATTGGGGTCCGATAGCCTTGGCATGTCCTGAGAACGGAGGGATTTATTATTGGGACCCGACCGGAGGATTCACGAACGCATCCCTAATCAATACAGGGCCAGTGTTCAATAAGGGCATCTTCGTTTCCACGTCCCAACAAATTCTGATCGCGTATGGATCGACGATCGATGAGACGATCGATGGTGGCATTGGGCTGCAACAAGACCCGATGCTCATCGCGTGGTGCGATGTTGAGAATTTCTTTCAATGGCAGGCCGTTACCAATTCACAAGCGGGAAACTTTCGAATACCGATCGGGTCCACATGCGTTGGTGGTATGGCAGTCGCCAATCAAAACCTGATCTGGACCGATCTTGATCTATGGGCCATGAATTACATCGGCTATCCCGATACATACGGATTTAACAAGATCGGTGCAGGTGCAGGCTTGGCCTCAAGCCACGCTGGAATGCAGTTGCGTGGCGGCGTCTATTGGATGGGGAAGTCAAATTTTTATTCCTATGCCGGACAGGGGGTTCGGGTTATTCCATGTGATGTCTGGGATTTTGTTTTTCAAAACCTCAACACGGCGTTCATCCATAACGTTCGGGCAATGCCCAATACGCCGTTCAATGAAGCCGGATGGGCCTTTCCCTCCAATGCAAGCGCAAACGGTGAGAACGATTCGTATGTAAAATTCAACATTACCGAGCCCAACGCGCCATGGGATTATGGCGCATTGGCCCGCTCGGCGTGGATTGATTTGACTGTCTTGGGGCCTCCCATCGGGACTATTCCAACTGGATTGATATACCAGCACGAAACGACCAATGACGCCGCCGGCCAGCCGCTAGTCGCATCGTTCCGAACTGGATATTTCAATCTGACGGAAGGAGAGGACTTCGTTACCGTCGATGAGGTGATCCCGGACTTCAAGTTCGGATTTCAAGGGGCCGCGCCAAATGCGCAAATTCAAATCACATTTTATGTGGTAAACTACCCCGGAGACACGCCTTTGGTGTATGGTCCATATACCGTAAACAGTACAACTCAGTCTTTTTTTACGAGGTTCAGGGTAAGGCAGATGGCGATCGACGTTTCCAGTTCTGACCTCGGAAGCTTCTGGCGGCTTGGAAAGATTCGTTTCCGGTTCGCCGCGAGCGGGAGGCGGTAATGGATGATGAAAACGCCACTGATAAAAACACCCTTGGTTCACAGGGTCTAACCGACCTCAATACCACTCAGCAGCAGGGCGTTAAAAACCTTGGCTTGATTATTCAAGCGCTGCGGAATGCATTTTTCCAGTTTGGAGGTACGTCTACATCGGCAACCGGCGGTGCCGCAACCTTGCCGGCCAATCCAGTTGGGTTTATCACGGCAACGCTTCCAAATGGAACGGCCGTCAAAATCCCCTACTATTCGTGATCGCATGCCCCTAGACAAATCAAGCAGCAAAGAATCGGTCGGTCGGAATATACGAGCCGAAATATCGGCTGGTAAACCGCAGCCTCAAGCCGTCGCCATTGCCTTGGATGTAGCGCGACGGGCCAAGCGGGCAAAAGGCGGACGGGTGCACGTCGGGCCGATCATTGGCGAGACTGGGGGGAGGGCCGACAAGGTACCCATGCACGTCCCGGAGGGATCATACGTGATACCGGCAGACATAATTTCTGGTCTGGGGGAGGGCAATACCGCTGCTGGTATGCAAGCCATAAACAAAATGTTCCCGACCCGTCGCGCCCGTGGCGGGGCCATTCCGATCATGGCGGCGCATGGCGAAACCATCATTTCACCTGATCAGTTAAAAGAAAGATTTGGGGATGATTTGAACCATGCCCATGCTATTATGGATGCATGGGTAAAACACGAACGAGCACAACTCATTGAGACGCTTAAGAAGCTGCCGGGTCCGGCGCAAGATTGATAAGATCAAGGCCCGCTAAGGTGCTTCCAACACCCGCGAGCCTCTAACCAACTCCGATCTGGAGGGATCGTTATGGCTAATCGCAACCCTAGTCATAGGATGGGTCATCGTAAAGCGGCAAAAGATAGCGGAGAATCTCGATATTTTACAGGAAAACCGTGCTTGAGAGGACACATCTCTCCAAGAGTAACCTCTAGCGGCATGTGTATTGAATGTAGAAGGATACGGGATCGAAAGTATCACCACGATAACCCTAGTAGACCCCAGCTAAAGGCCAAAAAATATTATGCGCGGAATAGTGACGCAATCAAAGCCTGCACCAGAAGTTGGTATTCTAAATCAGAAAATAGAGAAAAAGCGCGCATCACTAGGGCTGCGTACATGCTCACACATGGTAGTATAGTATTAGACAAAGCTAGAAAGTCGGTCAAAAGATACCGAGAAATATTTCCAGAAAAAGCCAAAGATGCAATTAACAATTGGTGGAGTAAAAATCCAGAGCGGAAGAAAACATACCATCGCAATCGACGAGCTAAAAAACGAGGAAACGGCGGTAGCCACACGCAGGCGGATATCAACGATATTCTGAAAGCTCAAAAAGACAAGTGCGCCTACTGCAAAGTGCCGTTTAGCGGGATCACAAACGAGAGGCACGTTGACCATATTATACCTTTGGTTAAAGGCGGCTCAAACGGCCGTAGGAATCTCCAAGTTCTGTGTGAGCGCTGTAATCTAGAAAAAGGCAGCCGAGACCCAATGGTCTATGCTAGAACGCTAGGAATGCTCCTCTAAACCGAAGGTTAGCCAATGAACGATCAGAAAGCCCCGATCATTTTCGCAACCAATGTTGCGGTGTCTGGTTTCTTGAACGGAATCATCAATGTCGGCTTGTCTACAGCTCAATTTCTGCCCAAGGACGGCAAGGTTGACGTAGCGGAAGTCATCACAGCCAATCTTCGAATTGACCTTTACTGCGCTCAACAGTTGCACGATTCGTTGGCCTCGATTTTGGCGCAGCAGACCAAACCAGTTCGGGATCTCAATTGATGCTATCCGTTGTAGAGCCTCCCACTGTCCGCCTCGCCGATCGCGAGGAGGAAGAAGAATTGATGATAATGTGCCGCGAAATTCACGCGGAGAATGGCCTCGTTTCCATGGACGAGGATCGTGTTCGCGCCATGCTGCACCGCGCCTTTGATAAGCAAGGCGGTATTATTGGCGTGATCGGAGAGCCCGGATCATTGGAAGCAATCATCATGATCGTGATGACGAATTTCTGGTCCAGCAATGACACTCATCTGGAGGAATTGTTTTCCTATGTGCGCCGTCCATTCCGCACACGAAGGCTCAACAAGGCGAATGAGTTCAAGGTAATTCACAAGCCGCACGCCGAAGCCCTCATTCACTTTGCTAAAGATTGCTCAGATCGCATCGGTGTCCCTCTGGTCATCGGAATCATCACCAATAAGCGCATGGCCGGAAAAGTCAGGCTGTATCGGTCGGTATTGGGCTATCCAGCTGGGGCTTATTTCGTCATCAATCCGAAGTGGATCGATGGGGACGATCTGACCAATGAGGACTTCTGGAGGATGCCCTTCCCAAATGACGTACAGAATGCTAAACGCGAAAAACAAGCGCGCCATCAAGCATTAGTGGCAGACAGACGAGCACGGTTCAGGGGATAGCATTCTCCTCCTGCTATAAGGATGGTTCCTTATGTGTGGGAAGGGCTCGAATACCACAACCAATACATCTACATCGTCCGCTGACCCGCAGGCCGCCCAAGCCTATCGTGATTTGCTCACCCGCGCACAGGGTGTGGCCTCCACTCCATATCAAGCCTATACGGGCGAGTTAACGGCTCCAGTCAATGCTCAGCAGCAATTCGGCATTGGAAACATCAATCAAAACGCCAACTTTGCTCAACCCTATGTGCAGCAAGCTGCTGGCATTGCTCAGAACGCGGCTACTCCGCTCACGCAACAGCAAATCCAGCAATACCAGAACCCGTATACGCAGAATGTTGTTGATGCGACGCAAGCGCAATTCAACAATCAAAATGCACAGCAAAGACAAGGAGTTATAGGCAACGAGATTGCCAGCGGCGCTCTAGGCGGCAACCGCGTCGGGGTCGAGCGCGCCAACCTCGCGAATCAGCAGCAACTAGCACAGGCCCCTGTGATCGCCGGTCTCTATGACAAGTCCTATCAACAGGGCTTGGCCACTGCAAATCAGCAATTCCAGCAAAATCCATTGGCTGCGTCCGGAGCTATCGCGAATTACGGTATCTCTGGCCAAGGGGCTGCTTTGTCTGGGGCTGGGGCTCAACTCGGGGCTGGCACGCTGCAGCAGCAGACCCAGCAGCAGGCAGATACCGCGAATTATGGGCAATATGCCCAGGCCCAAGCCTATCCCTATCAACAAGCCCAATGGTTGGCTGGGGTTAATACAGGCGTTGGTTCAAATCTTGGCGGCACTTCGTCGGGGTCGACTACTGGCCCGCCGCCGAATCAGACGGCTCAATATCTAGGGGCGGGCCTCACTGCGGCGAGCATGTTCCTCAATCGGGGCGGGCGCGTAAATGGCTATGCCAGCGGTGGCGTTGTGCCGCATATGGCCGACGGCGGGATGCCGGGTACGCCGTGGTCGCAGGGTGTGGGCTGGATACCGCAGATGAATATTCATGGCGGATCTGGCGCACCTCACGCGAGCGCGCCGAGCTTGCCCCAGACACCGGCATTCGATGCTACCAAATTTGCACAGGGGCTTACTGGATTGGGCAATGGCGTCGCTGGAAAGCTTGCCGGTCCATCCTATGGAGGGGGGAACGTTTTCACCGATGCGTATGGCGGCTCAAGTTCATCGCCATTGGAAGGGTTGACGGCTGCGGACTATGGCGAGGGATACGCGCGCGGTGGCGTAGTCGGCTATGCCGATGGCGGTTCTCCTATCGATTACACGGACCCAGCATGGGATACGCCTGATTCGGCTAACTTTGCCGGCCGGTTTGGTCCGGCTGAAAGTTCTCCGCTTGGTCAAATGACCCGAGGACAGGGAATCGCCTTGGCGTCAAGGAATGGGACCCCGTCTTCCATTCCCGAAGAGCGCCCGATCTATGACGATGGTCAGGGTCCAGTCCGCCTGTACGGACAGAGGCCAGAAGGCAACCCAGCGGCCAAGGGCGTAGCACCCATAACCGCAAACGATGACGATGAGGAGACTACCCCTCCATCGGCCAACCCCACCCAAGGGCGTTTGCAGGGCGTTGCAGGCTACAAGCCGCCGTATGAGATTGGCCCATCTGATTATACCGCACCGCAGCAAGAAAAGAGTTCTGGATTTGGCCTCGGGCTTTTGTCTCCGAATGCAAAAACCGGCCTGCTCGCGGCTGGGCTCGGTATGCTGGCGAATCGGTCTCCGTTCTTGGGAACGGCGATCGGCGAGGGCGGACAATCTGGTTTGGCGGCCTATGGTTCAGCCGAAGAGCATGACCGCAAGGTGGCTGCCGAGGCGCAAAAACTATCTCTTGAAGCCAAGAAGGCCGCCAACGAACAGGCTCACACCACGTTCACGACGAATGAGACGGCGCGGCATAATCAGGCTACTGAAAAGCAGGCCGCCGTCAATTCAGACAGAACGAAATATTCACCCGCTGGATCGGTTTTGACCAAAGATGGCGCTTACCATCCCCTGGTACTTGAACAAACATCTGGAAAGATCGTCGATGCGGTGACCGGAAAACCGCCGAGTGCGGATGATAAAATTCAGGACAAGGGCACCAAGGGCGGTCCGATCAGCGAAGATGACGCCAAGTCAATCGCCGAATACTACGTCAAGACCGGCGATAACTCCCGGCTCAATGGGCTAGGCATCACAAGCGCAGCACGGCAAGCCGTGCAAAAACATATTCGCGAGGCGATGGACCGAGAGAAGGTCACGCCGGAAGAAATGGGAACGCGCGTTGCCGAGTTTGCCGGGCGCAAGGCTGGTCAGCGCACATTGGGAACGATGGAGGCCAAGATGGGCTCGGCTGCGTTTGAGGCAGAAGGCGCCATCAAACAGGCTCGCGGTGTGATTGAGCGATTGCCGCGAACCTCATACTTGCCGATCAACCAACTAATCGAAGGGTACAGCAACAAGACCCTCAATCCGGATCAGACGGAATTGTACGGGCGGACGCAGGCCATTGTAAACACATATGCCGCTGTGATGGCCCGTGGT